TTCAGGGTAGCGGTCTGCGCGGCCACGCGCATTTGCAGCGCCACCCCGCTCTCCTTATCGCCACCGCTGGTCGCGTCCACCAGTTGGCCAGCCTTATTCTCCGCACGGTTGCGGTCGGCCTCCAGCGCCTGGCGCTGCTCGGCTAGCCCCTGGCTCTCAACGCCCACGTACTTCGCGTCGCCGCCCGTCTCCATCTCGATCAAGCTGCCAGCGCCCGTGCGGACTGGTTGGTCCTCGGTAGCGGGGTCTTCCGTCGCTGCACGGCGACGCTCGCCAATCAGAACCAACGTGTCCTGACCTTGCTGAAACAGGTTCTGGCGATAGTCAGCCTCGCCCCGATAGATGGTCATGCAAGCGCGCATCAACGTCGCTAGGGGCGGCTCATCGGGAACTGGCACAATGTCCTTCGTGTTGACGAACACGAAGGGGATCTCCTCAAGCATTTGCCCGCGGATCATTGGCGCTTTCATTAGCGTCGGATCCCAAGCAGGAGCGACGCCACCCATGTTGCTGAACGCGCCCATCAGATAGACGGCACCGCTGTCGTCCGGCTCGTCGGCGTCCAGTTGTCCAAGCTGAAGCACCCGATACTTAGCGGTCGGCTGCCACTGGAAGTTCTCGACGCGCGTGTAGCTGCTCTCGTCTAGCACAACGAGGTTCAGGCGCGACTCGCCCTCGAGGATCTCGCCGTCGTCCCAGTTCCGAATGGACTCGGCGATGTAGAGGGCCACGTAGGGCATCACCTTTGCCGGATCCGGGTTGACCGGCAGATCGAGAAGCAAGCCCACGCGGCCAGTAACAAGCTGCTCCTCATTGATGCGACGTATCAACAGGTTTAGCGGCTCGCCGTACATCGTGGCCTTCTCGCGCAGAGGTTCCATCACCGCTGGGAGCTCAATGGTGGGCGGCTTCTGATGGAGCAGACCGATGAACATCTCCACCGCGTCTTTAACGTACTCAGGGAACACCGCGCGAATCAGATATGCGTCATAGCACTCCTGACCGAGCTTCTTGTCGCCCCTCGCGTTGCTCCCCATCCCATCGAGCTTCATGCTCTTGGTGGCGGGCAGGTAAGAAGTCGTCTTGGCCTTAATCGCGCGTTCGCCCTTGTACGAGTCGCGCATCTCGACCCATTCGGTCTTCTTGTCGTCGTACGACGGGTGAGTTGAGCTGAGCATGAGCTGTCCCGGAGCTAATAATGGCCGCCAACAGTGCTAGCACTCTTCTGCAGAGACCGTCCAGCCGGCCAGTGCCAGTCGACAAAGTATCCAATCGCGGTCGTAATGTGCTGATACTGGTTAGTCTGGTCTTCCTGAAAGGAACTACCAGGCTTCACCTGAACTGTACTCAAGCCCTTGTGGCACCAGCTAGCAGTCTTCGCATTGACGAAGAGCTTAACCTCGTCTTTGGCGTTGCGGATCATGGCGCGAACTGCGTTCTGCCTGTCTTTGATGGACGGGTGGGCAGGCTTCACCCGACGCTCGAACCGCCAGTTTGCGTTGCGGAGTACAGCCTCAATCTCGGTATAATCCGACTTGTGGCCATGCTTCTCGCCTGCGCGTCCCGCCGGGTCGCCGTACACGTACACGAGCTTGTTCTTGTGATCCTTGTACTTCTCCACAAACTCCACAGCGGCTTGACGGCTGACAGCGCTCTCTAGGACGATCTCGTCCACGAAGTAGGGCTTGCCGTCGCGTATGACCACAACTGCCGAGCTCAGCGGCGTGAAGTTCTGGTCATGAGTCCAGTGGAGCGCTTCGTGGGGCAGCACTTCCGCGCTCGTCAGGTTGTCGCTCGAGTAATCCTCGTAGATGCGTCCGCTGGCGGTTTCGAAGCTTGCCCGATATTCCTGATTGTACTGCTTCCGGGACATGGTCCGCTTGGCGGACTCAATAACGTCAGCGGGCAGGATCTCTTCGGAGGTCCAATGGAACAGCTGATAGTCGGTGTCGCTGCGGTTGCCTGTCACGCCATTGATGCGTGCATACTCCGCCATATCGTAATAGTGGTTTAGACCATCGGGCACGCCAATGAACCAGCACCAGGCACGGTAGTACGGTCGCGTCGGATTGACCGTGTTGAGCGCGGGCATAATGTTGGCCTGCACAGCCTCTTCCTTGACGTCCGCGATCTCGTCAATGACGCCGCCGGTCCAGTTGATACCCTCAATCCGCTGCGGCTGGTCCAACCCGATGATGTGAATCTCGGTCCCGTTCGGCATGTAGATCTTGAGCTCGGACTCGCTAGGCTTCTTCTGATGGGTGGCGCTCAAGGTCAACGCCTTCATATCGTCCCACCAGATCTTCTTGGCTTGGCTGTAGGTCGGCGCTGCCAGAAAGTATTTCTCGTTCTCGTACCACATCGCCTGCTTGGCGGTGAAGCGCTTGGCACGCTCAGTCTTGCCGGAGCGTCGTCCTGCTGGCACGATGGGGAAGCGAACCCCGTTGTCGACCGCGTTGATCAGCGCCCTCTGGACGGGGTGCTCCTTGAGATCGTACCAGCGCGCCATCTGACGCTCAAGAACCAGCTTGCTCACTTGCGACGCGCCTTAGCTTCGTCGACCAGCTTCTGAGCCTCCTCATCGCTCATGGGCTTGCCGCTGACAGCTTCGAACAACCATTGGGCTACCTTGCGCCCGTCATAGGTCTTCCCATCCGGGTTGCGCGCGAACTCGCCCAAGGTCTTGTTGTCGATGCTCACACTGGCGCCCTTTGAGCGAAGCCCTTCATGACGTCAATTAGGGACTGCTCAGCGTCCGCGTTAGCGTCAGGCTTGGCCCATCCCTTGTACTCCATGAAGATGCGAGTCGCGGTCGCGCGTGCGCCGTACGGCCCCTTCTGCATTGCCTCGCGGAGCGTGTTCTCGACCAGCGCCCGATCCTGAGCGTCCTGCGCGGCATCGTTGTCAGCTGGCTTGCGCGTCAGAAACGCGATCTGCTGCTGGACGTAGGGCTCCTGAAAGAGCTTCTTGCCCCACTCTAACGCAAAGGTCGGAAGGAAACCGCAGCGGAGCGCTGACTGGAAAGCGTCGAAGTCCTTCATGTACTCGCTGACAAACAGGTCGCGAAGAGCCTTCTCCTTTTCGGAGGGAGGCGCGGCGCAAAGCTGGTCGTCAAAGAAGGCCTCAGCCATTGGAACACCCAACACAGAGACAGGAGATCACCTCCCTGCCGCCTCTGAGTATAGGGAGCCCGCCTCGCCTGGCGCAACCTAGTCGGAGGCGGGCTTGCCGGCCTAGTGCCGAGCTGAGGCTTCGGCTACCTGACGGAGGAGCGCCATCTGCGCGTCCTGTTGGCTCGACAGTCTGTTCATTGCGAACGTCGCAGCTACCAGGATCAGCGCACCGCCGAACCCGATTACTTTCATCAAAAGCGCGTAGCGTTCGCCGCACTGCTTCTCATGACCGGAGCTCCATGTCTCCAAGGCCCTGACTCTTTCAGCCATTGACACGTCCTCAGTCACAACGCCCCCTTGCCCGGCCTTGCGGGTTACTTCTGTCGAAGCATACTCTGCTTCGAATGCCATTCGCGCCAGGCTAGTGCTTCGGCGCGGTTGAGATCGCATTGCTGAGCTCGTTGGACGAGCCACTGCCAGGGCACGGCTGCCCACTGTTCTGCAGGCAGGTCAGGTCCGGAAGCATCGGGCTTCCAACTTGACGCCCCAGGTCCACTGGCGCTTGCGGGAACGCCGGCATGGTCGACTTGTCCAGTGCAAGCGACGGCTTTGCCTGGCCCGCGCAAGCGCAGAGCATCAGCAACATTGTCAATGCGACGAATTTCTTCATCGTGGCTCTCTCGAATGACGTTGGTGATGTTAGTCTGCTCGGACTCAGCCTTCTGTTTCCAAGCAAGTGCGCTGTCGCGCTGGTCGGTGTAGAGCTTCTGCCACCTTGCGTCAGCAGCCGCAGCGCCCTCGGCGCGCGCCTTGCTAAGCGCTCGCCCAACCTGCTGGCCGTGCAGGAAGGCAAGGATGCAGACGAAGATCACAGCTCCAACCGCAAGCCACACGCGCGGAGGGAACATGCGATAGACGATCTTGGCCAGCCCCGGCAAGCCCTTCAGGAACGACCAGATCGCGAGAACGATCGTCATTTTGACTCCTCGTGGTCATCAACCCCGCCCGTCGCTTCGAATCCATCCTTGCCAATCTTCACCGCGCGGATGGATACAAACATCCCCAGACCAACGACGATCACCAGGAGAGCCGCGGCAACGATATAGGCGAGATTGGAGAAGGTTGACCACAGTGGCTGGCGTCGCAGCGCCTCGGTCATGGCCCAGATGACAATCAGGGTCAGGGCGGGTCCGCAACCGGCGAATATCAGGTACACCATCGCTTGCCGCGCTTCGTGCTTCCGCAGAGCGATAAGCGGTGTGCCAAGCCAAGTGAAGAAACAGCGGAGGGCGCGGATCATCCGAAGTACCTTCCGAGGCCAATCTCGTTCAACCAGTTGTGAACGTCAAAGCTCGGGCACGCCTTGTGAACGTCAGGCCAGTCGCGATGTCCGCGTACGACAGCATGAGGGCACACCATCAGCACGTTCCGCAGCGTGTGCTCCAGCTCTCGAAGCTGTTCAGGGGTGCGCGTGTCCTTCGGCTTGCCCCCAGCGTTCAGCGACTCGGTTCCGCCAACGTAGCTGATCCCGATGTTGCCGGTGTTGTGGCCGCCGGTGTGGGCGCCTCGCTGGTCGTGACGCAGCGTCTTCGTCACCTTGCCGTCAAGCTCAATGACGTAGTGGTAGCTGGGCTGACCGAATCGCTCGATGTCCCACTGCGTCACCTCGGCTGCGGTGTTGGCGCGCCCTTCCGGCGTCGCAGTGCAGTGGATCGTCACGAACTGGATCTTGTCCGGATCCATCCAGGCGATCTGGGACATAGCGCGGCTCCATGGCACGTTGATCAGCGCCGCCATGGACCGCTGGACTCGCATTGGGTAGCAGGCTCCGAGGGCATCTGGCAAGGGCTCCCGCAACTGGTGCGTGCGGGCCGCTGTGCTTGGCGCTTAGCCGCGTTCGCAGCTTGCCCGAGTAGCTGGGGCGGCAGGGTGCGCAAAGGCCCCACGCCGCCCCGCTGGTGGCCTACGCGGCCAACGCCTCTCGCTGACGCAGCTGGCGGCGGTAGAAGCTAGCATCGTTGCGCTTCAGTCGGGCAAGCCCGTGACAGCGCGCACGCTCGAAATCGAAGGCCTCGTTCTCAAGGGTAACGATCTTGGCCCGCAGTTGATCGGCGGAAAGCATATCGACGTTCAGCATTAGGGTCGCTCCATCGGTTGACAGAGCGACCCTACCGAAGAAGACTTAATGGATCGTTACTTCATTTTCCCT